TTAGTAAAAGACGGCAGGCTTAAACACGATGGAAACCCAGTAACGCGTTGGATGATGGGTAATGTATTACTTGCTAATGATCCTGCGGGCAATATCAAGATTAACAAAGCAAAGAGCGGCGATAAGGTCGATGGGCCTGTATCTATTGTAATGGCATTGGGCACGGCTATGCAAGACGCTGCCAAAGAAAAAGAAACAGACTTCTGGTTTATAAGCTTATGAGATTTGTAGATGATTTTATGAACAAGTATTATTTTAACCTGCCAAAGTTCAGGACTTACGAGGATGCTTATAACGCAACGGAAGCCGAGTACTTAGAAAGGTACGGCGTGCCACGCTATAAAAACTACGACGTATTTCGCTCGGCTCTTTGCAGGTGGCTAGCCCAGGGGCGTAATAAATAAGATTTGTTAACACGGCAGAATTAAAGAGGTTGTAATTTGCGGGCGATGAATCTACGATTTTGGGAACGGAAAACAGAAAAGCGGTCAATGCTAACGCAACCCGCAGACTGGTTTGTAAATACCTTAAACAATATTTTTGGCTATCAAACCAAAAGCGGCCAAGCCGTAAATAATACAACGGCGTTAAGCATTGCATCCGTGCACGCTTGCGTTAGAGTTATTGCTGATGGAATCGCGGGGCTAGGTTTGAAATTGTATAAAGACGATGGCCAAAGCAGGGATCAAATTATAATCCACTACGCCACAGCTTTAACTAACGAGCCTAACCCTTACCAAACAAAATACGATTTCACCAAGTACATGACTAGCCACTTGGCGCTAACTGGCAACGCTTACGCTTTTATTAATCGCGATGTTCGGAATATCGGTATTGAGTTGCACCCAATCGCTCCGCAGTACGTTACGCCAGTAATGCAGGACGGCCTTTTATTTTACAAGGTTACACTCGCAGGATACCCGGGCATGATCCCTGCAACGGAAATGCTACACTTTAAAGGAATGTGTGGCGATAATCCGCTAGTAGGTTTAAGCCCAGTAGTATTGCATGCAGAAACTTTAGGCATTGACTTGGCAGCAATTAGCCAGAGCGCAGGCGTTTATAAAAATGGAGTATTGAAATTTTTGTTAACGTCAGACGCGCAGATAAAAATAGACCAAGCAGGGCCGTTAAAAAAATCGCTCGACGATGTTATAGACGGGGCAAGCCGTAGCGCTGTGCTTCCTAACGGAATCAAGATGGAAAAATTAAGCCTAAGCCCAGAGGAAGCACAGTACTTGGAGACCCGTAAATTTAGCAGCGAGGAAATTGCACGAATCTTTGGAGTGCCTGCTTCTATGATAGGCGCAACGGCAGGCATTAAGTCAAGCGTTGAGCAGGAATATCAAGATTTTTATGCGCGAACTTTGATGAGCTACGCTATAAACATCGAGCAGGAACTAGCCCGCAAGCTGTTAACAGAAAACGATAAGCTTACGTATTACTTTAAATTCAATTTCAACTCACTATTGAGGGCCTCCGCCAATGAGCGCGCAGACTATTACAATAAAGGCATTCGCGGCGGCTGGCTTTCACGTAACGAGGCGCGGGTTTATGAGGATGTTAACGCGTTTGATGGTGGCGACGAATATTTAATCGAAGCCAACTTAATGCCTAGCAGTCAGATTAACGAGTATATGGACGCGAAGATTGCAAACCTTATGGCGACCGCAGACAAAAACAATAACCCAGACGGCGTAAATAACCAAACAATAAATTAAAATGAAACAAGAAAGGCGCACATTTACGGGCACCGTCCACACCAGAGCAGACGGCGAAGGCATGCCAAAAGAAATTGGTGGCATCGCTGCTGTTATTAATTCAGTAACTGACCTTGGATATTTTGAGGAGGTTATAATGGCCGGGGCGTTTGACAATGCTTTGAGTAAGGATTACGATATCCGTTGTTTGTTTAACCACGAAGCCGATTTAATTTTGGGCCGCACAAAGGCAGATACTTGCAGAGTGTTTGTAAATGGCGACGGTAATTTAGAATATACTTGGGTCCCAGATTACGAGAACCCTACGCACATGTCAGTAGTTCGCAGCATTATGCGCGGAGACATTACTCAAAGCTCATTTGCATTTACAATTAAATCACAGAACTGGAGCGAGTCCGAAAAGTATGGCAGTATGGGCAAGCGTTCTATTTCAATGATTGAGGATCTATACGACGTGAGCCCTGTAACTTATCCCGCTTACGAGGATACAGAAGCAGACGCTCGCAGCATTGCAGCAACTAGAGACCAAGAGTTAGAAATTGAAGCGGCAAAACAAAGCCAAGTCAGCGCAGACATTTTGAAACTTGCATTAGCCAGATATACAAACTATTAAAAAAAACAAAAAATCATGAATAAAATTAAAGCCCTAAAAGAAGAGCGTGGACGTTTGCTAGGCGAATTGTCTACCCTACAATCTACCATCGAGCGTGAAGCACGTTCTATGGCTGACACTGAAACTAACCGTTTGTCTGAAATCGAAGCTCGTTTGGGCGCGATCAAAGCAGAGGTTGAAACCTTAGAGAAATTGCAGAACCTTGCAGCTCAAGCAGCAGGCCACAGCGCAAGCCGTAGCGAAGAGAAAGAAAAGTCAAACATGGCTAAAGATTACAGCTTTAAGCGCGCAATGGAAATGGCTATCACTGGCCGTCGTGAAGGCGTTGAGGGTGAATTTTCTGCAATGGGTGGATCTGAATTTCAGCGCTCAGGTGTAAGCGTTTCTGCGCACTCTATTAAAATCCCTTCTGAAGTATTCACACGTGACATGACTGCCACAGGCGGAAGCTCAGGCTCTGAAGGTGGAGTAAATATCCAAACTTCTGTTGGTTCTATCATTGACGTTTTGTTGCCTCGCACAGTATTGGCAGGCTTGGGCGTTCAGCGTTTGAGCGGCCTTGTTGGAAACTTGGATTTACCAACAGCATCAACTTTGCCAAGTGCAGGTTGGAATACTGAGAACGGCACAGCTACTGAAAAGAGCCCTGCTTTCTCTAAAATCACTTTTTCTCCGAAGCGTTTGGCTGCTTACATCCAAGTTTCTAACCAGTTAATGTTGCAATCTAGCAACTCTATTGACGGGTACGTAAGAAACTGGTTGTTAAATGCAATGGCACAATCTTTGGAAACTGCTGCAATTAAAGGTGGTGGATCTAACGAGCCTGTAGGAATTATCGGTAACGCTAACGTAAACGTAACTTTCGCAGGTGGCGCAACTTCTAACTCTACCAACGCTAACGGAATCGCTCCAGTTTGGGCCGATGTTGTTAACTTGATGAAAGCAGTAGAGAACGCTAACGGAAACGGTGTTGCTTACTTGACTAACCCATTGGTAAAAGCTAAATTGCAAACAACTAGCCGCCAGGCTTCAGGTGTTGAAGGTAACTTTATTTGGCCTTCTGGTGGTACTGATTTGAACGGTTACAATGTTCAAACAACTACCTTGGTGCCTAGCAACTTGTCTAAAGGTTCTAGCTCTACTTTGTCTGCAATGATCTTCGGAGACTTCAGCAAAATGGCTATCGCTAACTGGGGTGGTATGGAGTTGACAGTTGACCCGTATAGCGGAGCTACTGCCGGCTTGACTAACGTAGTACTTAACTCTTATTTGGATGTTAACTTGTTGAACCCTGCAGCCTTCGCGGTTTGTAAGGACATCGTTGCCTAATCACTAGCCCGCTCGGGGGCGTAAAAGTCCGAGTGCTGCGGGGGGTCTTGACTGCACCCCCCACGGGCCAAATGTTAGTAAAGTTTTTAATCAACCCAACAGGAATCTTTAACCTAAGTTACAACTTGGGCGAAGTGGTAGACATTGAAACAAAGCAAGCCGAGTTGTTACTTGAGGCTGGGGCTGTTGAAGTTGTAGCTGCACCTAAGACCAAAAAGAAACCGACTAACCCCGAAACCGAATTAGACGCCGAATAATGTTTAAATCAAGAAGATACACAGCCTTTGCCAATGTAGCAACCGACTATTTAAGTTTAGCCGACGCTAAGCAGCATTTGCGCGTTACGGCTTCCGATGACGACAGTTATATTAGCGGTTTAATTAGTATGGCCGTTGACGCCTGCAGCAATTACTTGGGATACTCTATAAAGAAGGCAACGGCTAAATACGGCTTTGATAGCTTTACGGGCTCGCCTGCGCTAATCAATCCCGTTAACGGTCTCAATATACCTAGCGGTAATTATCTTCGCGTAAATAGCCGCGTATTGGCTGTGAACTCTGTAAGTTATGTAAACTCTAGCCAAGCGGTAACGGCTTTTGCTGGCAGCGATTGGATAGTAGCACCTGACCCAATGGGGAACTACTCACGAAATATCTTTATTAATACAGCGCCCGACTCAATAACCGACGATACGATTAAGTACATTATTGAAGTATCTGAAGGATTTAATCCAGTGGGAACCGCAAGCGTTGACCCAGATACTATTTTTCCAATGGCTATTAAACATGCTGCTTTGCTTTTAGTCGGTCAGTATTATGATAACAGGAACGCGATAGTAGTGGGAACCATTCAAAGCAAAATATCTTTAGGCTTCGAGTATCTTTTAGATCCTTACAAAATCCAAATTATACTATAATGCAGTCGGGATCTATGGACGTATTGGTAAGCCTGCAGAGTTATGCGGAAACTATCGACGCGAATACAGGGGAGAAATTGCAAACTTGGACCGAATACGCAACGGCTTGGGCTCAGCGCGTAGAACAGGAAAGCGGAAGCGAGCAAGTGAATGCGGACCGCAGAGAGCATAAGCAAATTGTTTACTATACAATCCGCTATAATTCAGCGGTAAGCGTGAAGCATAGAATAGTTGACGCGGGCCTTAATCATAACATTGTTAACATTGCGAACCTAGCAAGGAATTTATATTTGAAGCTACAAACGGAACTAACAGAGTGAGCAAAAACGTTGAAAATATTGCCGAGGTGATAGACGCCTTAAAAGCGATGGGGGTCGAAATCGATAACCCCGAATTTCAGCGCATGCTCAAAGCTCAGGCATTACCAATAATTAGTAGTGCAAAGAACTTAGCGCCAAAAGATAGCGGAGACTTGGCGGCATCCATCGGCTTTATCACTGGCAAGGATAAGGACAATAAGACCAAAGTGCTGATTGGATTGCGCAAAGAATATTACAACAATTACCTGGGGGCGATGTTTGAATATGGCACTGTTGCGCGTATACAGGAAAAGACAGGCCGCTATACTGGCATCATTGAAGCGCGCCCTTTTATGCGCCCGGCATTAGACCAGAACGCGGGCAGAGTAACGGACGGAATTATAAACGGCGTGGATAAAATCCTAGCCAAATTAGCTAAAAAAAATAACTTAATATATAAATAATCATGGCAACTACTGGACCAGTAAACGGCACGCTTATAAGCATCTATAAAGATGTAAGCGGCACACTTAAAAAAATCGCTAACGCGACATCTAACTCACTCGACATTTCTAAAGACATGATCGACGTAACAAGTAAAGACAGCGCAGGCGCAAAGGAATTTATTGCCGGCGAGTATGGCTACACTTTGAACGTTGAAGCAATCTTTGAAGATGACTCAAGCGTAGGAGCTTCACAAGTTTCTTACAAGGATTTGGTTACAGATTTGCTAGCGGGTACTTTATTGACTATTGTAATGAGCTCAAACGTAACAGGCGACGAAAAATATAGCGGTACCGCTTTCTTTACTAGCTTGTCACTTAGCGCACCAAACAACGACAAAGCAACTTGGACAGGAACCTTGCAGGGGTCTGGCGCTTTGACTTTGGGTACTGTTGCTTAATAGTGTTATATTTGTGCCATGAGCACTACAATTAAACTAGGGGGTGTTGATCACCCCCTTTTATTTAACATGAACAGCCTGCGCAACATTATGGAAGTTGCAGGGATGGAAACCTTTGCAGATTTAAACTTGCAAAAGGATTTGGCTAAGTCTATGGATTTTGCTTTGAGCTGCGCGTTTTACGGAATCTTGGAAGGCTACGAGGCCCAGGATAAAAAGACGCCTTACCCAACCGTGCAAAAGTTAGGAGCGGCCATTAAAAAGTTTCAAGAGATTAGCCCAGCGTTGGAAGGATTCACCGCAGCAATAACAGAATTTTTTGCACCTGTTGAAGAGTCAACGGGGGAGTAACTGCCAAGGGCGACGGCGCCCCGCTAACTTGGCGCAAGATTGAGCGCATTGCTTACGGCGAAATGATGCTAAGCGAAAGGGAGTTTTTACTTTCTACGCCTCGCTTTTGGCGTTTGAAATTGGAAGGGATGCGCGAAGCTCAGCAGCAGCAGTATCGCAACCAATGGGAAATAACCCGCTGGGCTGTTGCTACGGGCATGGCCCCGCACTTAAAGAAACCAATAGAGCCCAAACGTCTGTTAACATTTCCTTGGGAGCAGTCCGATTACTTATCTATTCACGACGCTTTAAAGTTATATTCGCATGTCTTTGATAAGTTAACCCCAGACGCGAAAGCATGAGCGCAAATAAAATAGCCTACAATATCCTAAGTACTAACGCGGCGCTCACTGCGCTAATATCTACGCGCCTAAATCCTGTTAGGATACCACAGGAAAGCGCGTTTCCTGCTGTGAGTTATAACTTAATTAGCCAAGTTCCTAACCCTACAAAGTCAGGGCATAGCCGTACGGAGTTTGCACGCGTTCAAGTTAATGCTTATGGCACAAGTTTGAGCAGTGCGCAGGCAGTTGCATCAGCAATTCGCACAGCGTTTGAGGCGGTAACATTGCCCGGAACTTTTAACGGGATCAAATGCCAAACACTGGAATACGACGGCGAGAATCAAACAGCCGACGATACAGCCGCCTTTGCAGGTTTATACCAAATTTCTCAGGACTATTTAATTAACTTTACTAGGTAATGGCTAAAAGTTTAAATATTGTAATTGGGGCAGACATTGAGAAACTGCGCGAAGGCTTTAACAAAGCGATTGCGATAGTACAAAAGAGCAGCAACCAAATGAGCGCCGAGGTTGCCAAGTCGGCGAAGTCGATGGAGGAACGTTTGGCGGCTATTGCTACGCGTAACCCAACGATGGGAAGCGTGCGGCAGTTAACCCAATTAGCAATGGAAGCCCGGGCGTTAGGTCCAGAGTTTGCGCAAGTTGCCAACGAAATAATTAAACAGGCGGGCCGCATGAAGGACAGCATCGCGGACACGCGTGCAGAAGTTGGATACTTCGCAAGCGATACGCGTAGACTAGATGCTGTGCTAGGTGGAGTGCAGGCGGCGGCGGGAGCCTTTGGAGCGATGCAGGGAGCCATGCAATTAGCAGGCTTGGGCGGGAAGGATTTGCAGGAGGCTATGGTCAAGCTGCAATCTGCTATGGCAATCGTCAACGGATTGACTGCGGTAGGTAATGCCCTACAGGCAGAAAGCGCAGTGCGACAAGGACTAAGCGCAGCGGCTACTAGCATTTATACAGCAGCAACTAACGGCGCAACCGTAGCAACTAGGGCAATGAATTTAGCGCTAGCTGCAGGGCCTTGGGTGATCCTCACAGCATCGATTGCAGCGGTTGGATACTTGCTAAGTAAACTTGCAGCAGAGACTGCAGCCGTTGAAAAAAATATCGAGCGTTTAAAAGAAGCACAAAGCGAGCTGCTATCTAACGGTGAAAAGAAAATAAAAATTGAGGAGCGCCGTTTGGAGCTTGCGATTGCTACAGCAAAAGCAGAGGGCAAAAGCGAAAAGTTTATTTTAGACTTAAAACGCAAAAGCCTAGAAACTCAAAAAGGATTATACAAACAGGCGGGCATTGATGCCATGCACTTGATTGCTAGGCGTCAAGATGATGAGTTAAGAATAACTAGAGGCGCCGCAGAACAGGCGGAGGTTCGTAAAAAATACGAAAAGGAAAGCCTACAAGTTCGCACAACTTTAAACGAAGCTTATCAAAATAAAGTGCACTCGCTCGCACTGGATGAAATCGAAGCGACTAAAGTAGTAGGTAAAGAAAAAATAAAGATTACCAAAGCGGTTATTAAAGAGACTGAAGAGCTGACCGCAAAGAATACAGGCGGCAGTTTGTTGGCTCCAGTGGATCCGATTGTTAAGCAATCAATGGCCGACGTCTTGGCGGAGCTTGACAAGATCCCGCCTGTATTGGATGACATAAGAAGCGAGCCATTATTTACAGATATAATTGAAGAAGGCCCTGAAGTTGTTGCTACCACTGTAGAGGTTAGCGATGCAATTAAGGCAATGGCGGACCGCAACAGTGC